CTAGGGAAATCAAGGTGGTCATTGAGCGAGATCCAATGGGGGTGTTCGGACCAGACGGCGACGATATTTTGCCATCGTTTGCCGTCAAGGTGGTCAACAGCACAACGCTAGGGATATCGAGCGAAGAGCTCAATTGCGGCGGTGACTCACTTGAGTTTGCGCGAAGAGTTGGGCAAAACGTTTCGCGGCGTTCGATCATGCGAGTGATCGAACACGACGAGGGAATGTTGGTGCTTGAATGTCGGTAAGCGTGCTGGAATCCATAGCGGTCGTGTTGTCCAATCGCCTAAAGCTATTGGTGGAGCAGACGACATACGACACGAACGTTTGCGAGGTCATTAGGCCAACGCGACTAGGTGCGGAATGGACTCCAAAGCACTTGCAAATCATCCTCACCAAGGGACAGGAAGAAGTAATTGACGAACTGAGTTATCCAGGCAATCCGCCATCAGTAGCTAGGCGTCAAACGTTCAATATCAGGTGCCACGTAATGACAAACGAACAAGATACGGACGCAGTGGAAACGGTGATAAACACGTTCGCAGCGGATATTGTCAAGGTCGTTTGCACTGAGGCAAATTGGTATCAGTTTGGCGGATTGTCGATTAATGCCGAATGGTTGCCAGTGGAGGACGTGCAAGCAGACGGCGGGGCCGATGGCGTCAATGTTCCGATCGCGATTATCTACCGAACCAGTGAAGGCGATCCGTACACGGTGAGGGCATGATAACGGCAACGGTCAACGCAGACGCGGTTAAAAAAAGGCTTGCGTACATTATTGATGACATGCCAACGGCGGTTGCTATCGGCGTCAATTCGACAGCAAAAAAAGCACGCAATGAATCGGCTAAAGCAATCAAAAAAGAGATGGGGGCAAAGGTTCCGTTGAAGGTGGTTCGCTCGGCAGTGAGGGCTAAAGCGGTTGCGTCTAAGTCGCACCTTGCGGCAATTGTTGCTCTTGGTGCTGGCTATCCGATTTCGCTCCGTTATTTTAATCCGAGGCAAACAAAAAAGCGTGGCGTAAGTGTTCAGCTCAATCGCAAAGTTAAGGGCGCGGCGGGTCGCACATCGCTACCAAATGCGTTCATTGCCAAGCGTCTAGGCGGCAAGGTATTTGAGCGGGCGGGCAAGTCACGGCTACCGATTAAAGAACAGTTTGGACCATCGCCAGGGCAGTTTAGCGAGGCGGCTGGAGTCAAGGATTTGGCGGTCACGCTGATTCGGAGGGAACTACCGAAACGCATTCAACGACGAATCAGATTTTTGCTACTAAAACAATCCGGCGGGCTACGCGGTCGACAATCAACCAACTAGGGAAACGATATGACAATCCTGTACAAACGAAGAGTACTCGCAGCAAAAATCGAAACGACATCAGGCGTAGCAGAAACGCTAACGTCTGCTGCTGATTGTTCATTCAACGCGTACGATGTCAAAATCGAAATGGACATCGAGAGCGAAGAACGAGAGGCACAAGGATCGTTTGGCACGCTATCGGCGGTCCCAGGCGGATACAAGGGCCGGGCTACGTTTAAAATCGATTGCGGTTGGGACGGCACGGCGACAGAACCAAACTGGGCGGATACGTTCTTGCCTGGTTGCGGTTGGGTCAAGAGTGGTCAAGTGTTTACGCCACGATCAGAGGGGCCAGGCGCGAACGTCAAGACGCTCACTATCGGATGCTATCTTGGTCCATCAGGCGCAAACAACGGGCCATTTAAATCGCTATCAGGTTGTGCGGGTACGTTTCAGCTCGTTTGTCCTACTGGAAAAATGTCCTACTTTGATTTTTTTTTCCAAGGCGTTTGGATAACACCTTCAGACGTTGCAGTCCCATCGTCAATCACGTATCCAACAGCCTTGCCGTTGCGATACGCAAACAGCACATCGACTTGGGCCGGAACTGCTCTATGCGTCGAGAACATTACGCTAGACGCAGGCAATGAAGTTGTCATGCGTGAATGTGCGAGTGGCAACGGATTTGAAGCGGCTATCGTTGTTGATCGCAGAATCAAAGTTACGGCTAATCCAGAGATGCGGCGGGCATCAGTCGAAAACACTTCGGCGCAATTTACTGGAGTGACCGAGGGCGTTCTTACGTGGGGATTGGACGGGCCTACCAATTCCGTCCTAACAATCGCAGCTCCCAAGGCTCAACTAGTCAGCGTCACGGAAGGCAATCGAAACAAGGTCGTTGTTAACGAGCTTGAATGGGCCTGCAACAAGGACGGCTCGACATCGGATACAGACGCATCACTCACCTTTACAGCAGCTACTTAATCTATGCCAGTTTTTCTTGAACCAGACCAGAGGTTCCCGATTGTCCTTGAACGCGACAAAGCTAAGCCAGCGGAGTCGCGGCCAACGTTTTTTGCTAAGTCGCAATCGATGCGAGGGCAACGAAAGGTAGCGGATACAGTTGACCGTCTGACAGAAAACGACGTTTCGACCAAGCAGCTATTCGACGAAATTGTTGAGACTCTTTCAATGGTTTTAGTTGGATGGTCCAACATGGGCATACCCTATGCGAAAGAATCCATTGAGGACGTAGTAGACTACCTTGAAGCAAGAGAGCTTTTGCGTTTAGTGATGTTTAATCAACACGTTACACCGGAGGAAAAAAAAAGTTCCGAATAGCAGCGTGCATCCGTCAAGGCTTGTTGTGCAACAGCTGCACCGACAAGCATTGCAACGATATAGGAACCGAGTCCGAACCGTTGTTAATCGAGTGCCAATCGTGCGGCGGTCGAGGGTGCGACGAGTGCGGCCTGGACGGGCGAATAAAGATTGATGGTTGCCCACAAGCGTACTGCAAAGAGATCGTTCAGTCAGTCCAATTGATCGACCTATTTGAAAAGGGAATACCACCAATAGCAGGCGGGACGTTAGACCAGTCGGTTTGGTTTTTGGAAGCGGTCAAGGTACTGCATAACGAGGAAGCACTAGCTAGGCAACAAGCGAGCACATGAGCGAAAGCGTCGATATCCTAATCAAAGCAGAAGATCTCGCAACGCCGGTTATCAAGCAATCCGCGAAGGCTGTTGACGGTCTGGACGCTGGGTTGAAACGGATTAAGGAATCGGGCGGACAGGCTAAAAAGTCGGCGGACTTTGCGAGAATTATTGCATCCTCCCTGGGAGGTTCCGAGATCGGAAGTTACATCGCTCAAATGGGCGAAGCGGCTCAAAAGACTTCCGAGTTTGCGGAGGTGCAAAAGGCTGGCGGGGCTGGAGTGCTGGCGTTCAAAGCGGGCTTAGTCAGCTTGGTCGCGGCTCTTTCTTTTCAAGTTGGTCAAGGAATTGGCAACGCTATTTTTCAAACGGAAAAGTACACGAAAGAGCTTGAAGCGGCTATCGCGAAACAAAGCGAGTTTACATCTGAAATCATCCGCTTTTCAAAAATTCGAATAGGCGAAAACTTACAAGACATTGAGCTTATCCGAGATCCAGAAAGTAAAAAAGCAAAGTACACCGATTTATTAAGAGCGACTGAAAAAGAAATAGAAGGCGTCACAATAAGCCTACAGCAAAACCGCAAAACTGTAGCAGAGTGGAACGACGGATGGTTAAATGGCACGGCGGGACAAAAGCAAGCCGAGGCATTAGTCGCAGATGGAGAAAAGCTCCTAAAGAATTTGGTTGATCAAAAGGAGGAAATAGCCCGACTTAACTCAGGCAGGGCAGAAGCTACGGCAGCACTCAGAGAGCAAAACGCACTTCAAGACAAATCCGAAGATTACGTTGAGTCATTGCGAAGGCAGCTTGAAGTTTTGAAGGCAACAAACGACCAAAGGGCACAAGTAATTGCTAGCCAAAACACTGTTGATACAGACTTTCGTGAGGCACGCAATCTACTGCAAGAGATCGACGCAATCAACGCAAAGGCAGCGGCGGAAAAGATCGCAGCGGATGAACTGAAAAAGGTCGAGAGCGAAAAGGAAAGCAATGCAAAGCGGCTCGCATCGTTTAAGGAAAACGAACTAAACAAGCTTGAGCAAGAAAGAATATTACTTGACCAAGGCAGGGAAGCGGCCAACGCATTTGCGCTAGAAAAGCAAGGGCTAGCCAAAGCAGATGCAGCGGCAATCGCAAGAGAACGCGAGCAGATAGACTTGCGAAAAGATGCAATCAAGGAAGCCGAAAAGCAAGGTGGAACTAAGCCGCTAGGACAACAGCCAACGGTCAACACTGCATTCGAATCACGACTACTTACACGCGGCCCAGCAGATGATGCGGCGAAGTTTACGGCACAAAACACCGCCAACGCATTGGCCGAATTGAAGATGATGAATCAGCGTCAAGAGAGAATGGAAAAGGAAGCCAATCGACAGAAGGGGCGAACGACAACGCTAACGGTGGTTAAGTGACAATCAGCAGTGTAACAAGAGCTTGGAGCAGGTCGAGCGGGCAAGGCACATCCGATGACGGCAACAAGCTTACATTGTCGTTTAGCGAGGGTTACCAAGTCGTTCACACGGTTGATACGACAGATTTGGAGTTACTGAAAGCAAGCGGATTGCCTTTGATTGGGTCACTATTCCCTGGGACGTTTGCAGCTTGCAAAACGATTGGGCCGATAACGCGGATTGGCCCAATCTACTCAATCGTTGCGGTATCATATGAAGGCGAGGTTGGGCCGAATGTTGACGATTCCCCAATCAATCAGCCGCCGGTCTACAAGTGGACCGACACAACAAGCAACGAACCGATTGATCAAGATTGGGACGGCAATCCAATTTGTACAGTGCTAGGTGAGGCTATCGAGGGCGTCACGATGGACATAGCCGATCAGTCGTTGAGCATTACACGCAACTATTTACTTTTCTCGCCTTGGATCACTCACAACTACAGGCACGCAGTGAACAGCGATCCGTTCGCAAACTACGCGCCGGGCACAGCTCGATTGATTTCGTTTAGTGCCGATAGCGTTAGCAATGAGGGCTTCCCGTATTGGGTGGTCAATGCAACGATTCAATTTCGATTCCCATACAATACGACTCCGGCAAAAGCTTGGTACGCTCGGACGCGCCATGAGGGCTACTATGTCAAGGTTGGTAATCGAATAGTTCGCGCAACCGACGACAACAAAGAGCCAACCACAAAACCCGTCTTGCTCAAAGCCGATGGCACACGCGAACTAAATCCCGCCAACGCTATTTGGCTTGAATGGAAGCGATACAATTCACTACCTTACTCAGCACTAGGACTACTTGATTAAACATGGCAGCACTATCAGGAATAACGGCGGTTCGACCGACAGCAAATACTATTCTAGCAAGCAGAGGGCCGGTGATTTACGGCTCAACTAATGCGGCAGGGCAAGCGGCTTATCTCGATTCATCGGACAGCAAATACAAGCTAGCCGATAGCAACGCTAGTGCAGCAACGGCGGCGGCTGTCGGTGTGTTTGTTACGCCGGGCGTTAATGATGGTTATGGGTACGTAGCAACGGGCGGCTCAATTATTTTAGTTGGAACTACAATGGTAGTTGGTACTGTTTATTGTGCAGGTGCTGGTCCAGGCGATATTGTTCCGATATCTGATTTAACAACAGGCGACCGAACAACAATTCTCGGAACGGCGGCAACAGCAACGCAACTAGACCTAGCAATCAAGGCAAGCGGCATCGTTAAGCCATAATGGAAAACATCGAAGCCGGGGTATTTTCTGTTGACGATGCAACCGAGATTCTAGCGGTCGTTCGGGCTATTCGAGCATCTGGACTGCTCAAGGATTTAGGACCGCGCAACGCAAAAAAAGGGACGGTTCGAACAGCGGAGACACCTATCTACTTTCGCAATGACAGCGGCGAAACAGCTCCACCCTATGCGTGCTTGCAAGTAACGGGCACGGAGGAAAACGGCGAGCAAAACTACTGTACAATTGACAAGCCAGCGGACACGGATGCAAGCTCAGGCGAGTATATTTTCAATGGGCACTTCGCGGTGCCAGATGGCGAATTCGGAACATCGCAGCCAGGGCGTTTTGTTCGCGCGATAAAATCCGATGGAACATCAACAGCGGGAGACAAGTGGAATCCAGTTGTCGGCCAATGGACAATTGAGAAATCCGATAGCGGGCGTTTTGTCATGGCTGGTGATGACGACATTTCAACCGATGTTGCTAGGGTGTTTATCGGCGATGGAACCGGGGCAGGCTCAATTGAGTACGAAATAATCTCGACATCAACGGCGGGAAGCAGCTCGCCATACAACGGGCTAAAAGTAGCATCGGTCACAATCAAGGGTGCACCATGTAGCCGGTCGAGTCTGATTGGAACTACGGTTGATGTGGTCGATCACTCGGGGTGTATTTTTGATCTCACAAGCGAACAACTAGCGGGCGTTTGGGGCTGGGCATCTGAGCGAGTGTTTCCTTCGTTGGCATCGGGTGCGTCATCAGGAACGCTTACGCCATGCCACTGGTCAGCAGATAATCGATGTTGTGCGGAGGCTGATTGATGCCTCCGCGTAAGTGTTGTTGCAACGTAAATTGCACTATCGCGACCGACGATTTCAATCGCGCGAATGCTAACCCTCCATCGGGTTCGTGGTCGGTGGTAAGCGGTGAATGGGAGATTGTCGGCAATCAGCTAGAGGTCATTACTGAGGGGCCAATTGTAACAACGGTAAGGCAATCGGCATCGACTCGGCCAAACACAGAGTACAGCATTAAAATGTATTTTCGATGCAAGAATGTCACGGTTGGAAGCGTATTCAAAATCATTTGCGGCTATGAGAATTCGAACACGTTTTACTGGATTGAGCTAACGCGGGTAGGCACTTCGATGATGCCCAAATTTTATCGCCGGTCAGGTGGCACTGATACGCTACTCATGGACATCGGCACGCATCCAGGCGGCATCGGCTTTCCTGTCGACACTAGCGGCAATGTGTTTGAGGGCAAGATCTGTTTCAGCCAAAACGATTGGACGCTAGACAAGGGTAGCGGCTTTGGCGAATCGGGTCAGGGGCTGGAATTTCAAAATAGCGAAACGCAATGGACGTACACCGGGGAGGGCGGCTTGCCATCGCTACCAAGTACGGTCGGCATGGTCGGTTTTCTCTATGGTGATTTTGATGATTTTGCTTTTCATTATCATTGGGAAGGTAAGGCAGTTTGCGATTATTGTTCGTGCTTGTGTCGAGAGCCAAGCGACGTTGATAGCTACGTTCAATTCCCGGTAGAGTTGTTGCTTACGATCATTCCTCTATACGACCCTTCAATTTATGCGTGCGAGCTCAACTATGCTACGCTGATTTTGAAGCAAGGCGTGGTTGATGCATTTGGTGACCATCAGCTTTCGCCAAGAAAATTTGTTTGGACAAACGAAGATTTTAGCGACGCAACGCCGGACGATTTGCGAGCGTTTTTCTACTGCAACAATTCGACAGGTCCGGTAGAAGAGCGATTCACCCTTTGCTTAGCGATACCTTCGTTAAGCGGAACCTATGTTTGGGGAAACGGCACAACTCGGGCAGGTGCTCCGTGCGATGATGTGTACTGGGCCGAGTCAAGTTGCGTGCC